AAAAGCAGAACTTGGATTGGCTAGAAGAAATACACAAATACCATAAAGAGTGGATTGCTATAATGAGAAGTTTTGGCGCAAAAGAATTTAGCGAGGATTATGTACAAGACGTATATATAAGATTAGCAGAAAGGTCTGAAAGAAAAAAAGCGTTTCAAAATGGAAAATTAAATAAAAGTTATATTTATTTTATATTGAGGAATACATACATTATTAATATAAGGAAACAGAGAATTAACAGTGAAGGAAACTATAAGAAATTAAGCAAGTTTGATTCAGTTGATTTTTTTTATAATTCTAAAAATATAAGTGATTTAAAAAGTTTGAATGAAAATATTTTTTTAGATCATAGATTAGAAAAGCATATTAAATACGAAATAATTATAGAGAAAATACATAAAGAAATATTAAGCTGGAAATGGTATGACCAATTTTTATTTACAGTTTATTTCCAGACAGGAAAAAGCATAAGAACATTAGAAAAAGAAATAGGAATAAGTTACTTTAGCATATTTCATACTTTAAAGAATTGTAAAGAAAGAATTAAGATTGCGATAGGAGAAGATTACGAAGATTTTATAAATGAAGATTTTGAACATATAAGAATATGAAAACTTATTTTTTTTATATAAAAGAGGATAAAGAAAAAGAGCCAATAAATGTTATTAGAGCAACAGATTTGCATGAGGCTATTAAAATATTTTGTTACCAAAAACAATTAGAAGAAGACGATTTTTTAAATATATACCAAGTTGAATTAAATTAAATAACAATGGCAAAAAAGAAAACAGTAAAAAAGAAAAGTGAAGGATTAGGAGACACAATAGAAAAGTTTACAGAAAAGACAGGAATTAAAAAACTTGTCAAGTTTGTAGCTGGAGAAGATTGCGGATGCGAAGAACGAAAAGAAAAATTAAATAAGTTGTTTAGTTATGCACCAAAAATAGAATGCTTAGAAGAAAAAGAATATGAAGTTTTAAAAAATTTCTTTTCAGTTGATAGACATACTATAACTCCAAATGAACAACAAGAGTTAAGAGATATCTATAACAGAATATTTCATAAAAAAAGCCAAGCTACTGGGTGCAGTAGTTGTGTACGTGACTTAGTTGATAGATTGAGAACAATATATAAAGAATATGAAAAAAAGTAAGTTATATTTAATCCAGGAAAACCCTGAGAACCCACGTACAATAACAAAGGTTAAATTCAATAAGTTAGTAAATAGCATAAAGGAATTTCCAGAAATGTTAGAGGCTCGACCTATTGTAGTGGTTACATATAAAGACGGCTACTTAGTGTTAGGTGGAAACATGAGATTAAAAGCCTGTGTGAAAGCTGGATTAAAAGAAGTGCCTATTAAAATTGCAGATAAATGGACAGAAGAACAAAAGAATGAATTTATTATTAAAGACAATTTAAGCTATGGCGAATGGGATTTTGACATTTTAGCTAATGTCTGGGAGCAAGATATATTAGACCATTACGGATTAGATTTACCAATAGGTTTTCAAAATGATGAAGAAGATATTGAAGAAGAAATTGAATTTTCAGAATTTTTAAATGAGAGCAATAATTATGTAGTTCTTTATTTTGATAATGATATCGACTGGCTACAAGCACAAACTCATTTTGATTTAAAAAGTGTACATTCTAAAAGACAGAACGAAAAAGCATGGAGCAAGGGGATTGGCAGAGTTATAAAAGGAAGTGATTATTTTAAAAAAATTATTGGTGTATGAATTATAAAATTTATTGCCCAACTTATAAAAGAGCAGATATTTGTAAAACACATAAATATTTAAAAAACATAATTTATGTAGTGAGAGAAAGCGAAAAAGAAGATTATAAAAATGTACATAAAAATTTATGGATTGTTCCAGATTCAGCACAAGGAAATTTAAGCAGAATTAGAAATTATATTTTAAATCACAGTAAAGAAGAAAACATAATTTTATTAGATGATGACATAAAACACTTTGGTAAATTTAATGGCAATAAGTTAAAAAAATTAAATGAATCAGAAGTATATAAAATGATAGAAGAAGGCATACAATTAGCTACTGATTTAGATATTGTTTTTTGGGGAATTAATTGCATAGGAGATAAAGGCTCATACAGAGAATACACACCATTTGGTTTAACATCATATATTGGTGGTCCTTTTCAAGCACATAGAAAAAATGATTTACGTTATGATGAAAAAATATTTTTAAAGGAAGATTATGACATGAGTTTGCAAGTATTAAATAAGCATAGAAAGAATTTACGTATGAATATGTATCATTATGTATGTGAACAAGCTACACTAAAAGGTGGTTGTGCAACTTATAGAAATATTGAAACAGAAAAAGAACATAATAATTTATTACAAAAAAAGTGGGGAAAAAAAATAGTTAAATTTGATACAACGCAAAGAGGAAAAAAAACAAAAGGCTTTGATATAAACCCAATAATTAAAATACCAATTAAAGGAGTGTAAAATGGCAAATGAAGAAAATTTAAAACCTTTTAAAAAAGGGCAAAGCGGTAATCCAAACGGAAGACCAAAAGGAAGTAAAAACAGAAGTACGATTGCAAGAAAGTGGTTAAGTGCTGAAACCAAAGGTAAAAACCCAATTACTGGAGAAGAAGAAATATTAACACAAGAGGATTTGATGACTTTGGCTCAATTAAGAAAAGCAATCAATGGAGATACACCAGCATATAATGCTCTGGAAGATTCTGCTTATGGTAAAGCCACACAGGAAGTGAATCAAACAATAACAGAACAACCTTTATTTCCAAATGTTCCAACGGACGATAGCGATAAATAAAATTCTTTCTTTAAAGAAAAGAATAAAAATCATACAAGGTGGCACAAGTGCTGGGAAAACTTATGGCATTTTACCAGTCTTAATTGATAGAGCAATCAAAGTTAATGAACTTGAGATTTCAGTAGTTGCTCAATCTATGCCACATTTACGTAGAGGTGCTTTAAAAGATTTTCTAAAAATATTAAAGGACACGAATAGATATAATCCAAATTATTTTAACAAAAGTATTTCCAGGTACGAATTCAGTAATGGCTCATATATTGAATTTTTTAGCGTAGAAGATAGCACAAAATTAAGAGGCGCAAGACGTGACATACTTTACATCAATGAGTGTAATAATATAAATTTTGAAAGTTATAATGAACTTGCTATAAGAACTAAACGTGAAGTGTTTTTAGACTTTAATCCTACGGCAGAATTTTGGGCGCATACAGAATTAAAAGATGATACAGATGCAGATTTCTTAGTCTTAAATTATTTGGATAACAATGCTTTAGACGACAGAATAGTAGTGGAGATTGAAAAAGCAAAGAAAAAGGCAGAGACATCAGCTTATTGGCGTAATTGGTGGCTTGTTTACGGACTTGGGGAAATCGGTAACTTACAAGGCGTTGTTTTTGAGAATTGGAAAGAAATTGATAAGATTCCAAATGATGCAAAGCTTTTAGGTTATGGCTTAGATTTTGGTTATTCTGTTGACCCTTCTGCTATCGTTGAGGTTTATAAATGGAATGATAAAAGAATTGTGAATGAGATATGTTACCAGAACAATTTAGTAAATTCAGAAATAGCCAAAAGAATAGAAAATAATATTATTTGTTACGCAGATTCAGCAGAGCCAAAAAGCATTGAAGAAATAAGAAGAAACGGAAAAATGATTAAAGGAGCAACGAAGGGCAGAGACAGTATTAATTTCGGAATCCAGTTGATGCAGTCACAAGAATATTTAGTCACTTCAAGTAGTAAAAATTTGATTGATGAATTTAGATCGTATGTCTGGGACACCGATAAAACAGGTAAAAGATTGAATAAGCCAAGGGGTGGAAAAGACCATTTAATTGATGCATTAAGGTATCACGAAAGTCAATCATTGAGTAATATTAATTACGGAAAATATTTTATTAAATAATATCAAAAACAAAAAAAAGCGTTATAATAGTATGCAATTAGATATAAAAATACCTACTAAATTAAAAGACATTTGGCTTGGTACATATCAAGATTTTTTAAAAGTAGTTGAAAATTCAAATGATGAGGAATTGATTTATAATAAAATGGTGCAAATATTTTGTGGCATAGAATTAAAAGACGTTCTTAAAATTCGCTGGAGTGATGTACAAAATATCACAGTTAAAATAAATGAGGCTTTCCAGGAAAAACCAGAGTTCAAAAAAACATTTAAATTACAAGGCATAGAGTTTGGTTTTATTCCTTATCTGGAGGACATATCTTTTGGCGAGTACATTGATTTAAGTAATAACATTAATGATATGGAAAATTTCCATAAAGCAATGGCGGTTATGTATCGACCAATAATAGAAAATAAAAAAGATAAATATTTAATTGAACCGTATGTTTCAAGCGCAAATTACTCCGAAGTGATGAAGTATGCAACAATAGATATTGCTTTAGGTGCAAAGGTTTTTTTTTGCGATTTGCAAAGACAATTACTGAACAATACCCTATTATTTTTACAGAAGGAGATGAGACAGATGAACAAGAAGAAGATTTCAGTAGCAGAGGAATATTTGCCAAACAATGGGGTTGGTACACAAGTATCTATGCAATCGCTAATGGTAACCTTACAAAATTTAGCGAGGTCACAAAGTTACCACTACGGCAGTGTCTTGCCTTCTTATCTTTTGAAAAGCAAAAAAGAGATATTGAGCATAGTGAATTCCAAAAACAATTAAATAAAAATAGAAGATGAGTTATTATAATATATTAACTAAATTAAAAGCAGAATTGGATAATGACCCATTTACAAATACAACCACAAATGGAGATTTAAACGAAGTCGACTTATCAAAGCAAACTATATTTCCTTTAACACATATTATTGTAAATAATGCCACATTTAGAGATAATATAATACAGTATAATATATCTATTTTAGCTATGGATATTGTCGATATTTCAAAAGATGAAACCACAGATAAATTTATAGGTAACGATAATGAGCATGATATATTTAATACTCAAATTGCATTACTAAATAGACTATATGAAAAGTTAAGAAGGGGAAATTTATTTGATGAGAATTACCAAATAGAAGGCACACCAAATTGTGAACCATTTACAGACAGATTTGAAAATAAACTTTGTGGCTGGACTATGACTTTTAATTTAATTATTCCTAACGATATGACTGTTTGCAATGTTTGATGATAAAAAAATATTACTTGTAATTGAGGCATTTAAAAAATTTGTAATCGAGGAATCGAGAAACAATCTAAGAAAGCCAAATAATAAAGGATATATAAAAGACACAACTGGAGAACTTTATGATAGCATAAAGGGTGTTACTAAAGTAATGCCAAATTCTATTAGATTAACTTTTGATATGAAACCTTACGGTTGGTTTCAAGACAAGGGAGTTTCTGGTAAAAATGTGAAGTTTAATACACCTTTTGAATATACAGATAAAATGCCACCACCAAGAGCATTTGACAAGTGGGCAATAAGAAAAAGTTTAGCACCTAGAGATTCAAAAGGAAGGTTTACAGGAAGGAGCATAAGTACAGTTGGTTTTCAAAAATCAATAACATTTTTACTTGCACAAAAAATCTTTTATAATGGTATAAAACCCAGTTTATTTTTTACCAAACCTTTCAAAAAGTATTTTGCTACATTAGGTAAAGAGTTGCAAGATAAATATGGCTTAACAGTTATAACATTATTCGAAGATATTATAAATGAAAGTTTAGATACAAAAAATATTAAAATAAAAAAATTATAAAAAATGGCGAATATATTTGCAAGAAGTCCTTATATAATTGAAGTTGATGAAAGTAATGTAATCGGCTCTCAATTAGATTTAACTTTTTACTACCCTGGCACCTCTCCTGGAACGGCTCAATACGTTTTAAAGAAAAAAATACCTTCTTCTAATAATTTAAAAATGTATTATGATATTTCTCCATATTGCAGAGAGTATTTAAAATTTACAACTAGACAAAGTATCATAGGAACTTTACCAACTACAAGTGGAATTGTAGCGAGTAACAATAACCAATATGTTTTGTTAAGAGTTCAAAGATATAAGGAGAACACTAACGGAACATTAAGTATATTAGATACAACTACAAATTATTGTTTTGATGGCTACGGATATTATAGCGAAGGAAGTAATCCAACTAATGCAGAATATTCTTTTAATGGTAGATATGCAACATTAAGAGAAGGAACATATAATTACAAATATTCATCAAGTAGTAATCCAACTTCGAATGCAGATGATAGAGCTGGAATTATGGGCATCTGGAATGGTGGCTCTATTGATAGTGTGAAATACACAAATTTAGAAACTGGTTCATCAACAACATTTACAACTCCTTTTGGAAGTGGACAGATTCTATATGATGTGCCTACTGTTTGGGTTGGTTATTATGGTGTAGGAAATAAATTAGAAATATGGCAAAACATAGGTTCGCCTTCTGCAGTTCTTTTGGGAACATGGATATTTAAACCAAAATGTGAGCCAAAATATACTCCTATAAACATAGATTTTGTAAACAAGTTTGGATATTGGCAAAGAGAGTTTTTCTTTAAAGCAAGTAAAAATGAAATAAGTTTTGAAAGTAAAGATTATAATTTAATGCAGACTAACTCATTAAGCTATTCAACTTTAGAAGGTCAAAGGAGTGCTTTTAATCATAATGGACAAGAAAAAATTACAGTCAACACAGGATTTGTTGCTGAATCATTTTCAAGTACAATACAAGAAATTATGTTAAGCGAAAAAATATTAATTGATAGTTTACC